GGGCACAATCAGGGGACTCGTCCGCTGATCGACACGGGGGCAATGCAGGCGTCTATCATTTCGACCGGAGCCGGTCATCTTCAAGAGGTGACGGACGATTCAGCCATGATGGGGACGGCGGACGAGAAGGCGGCCTTCCATCAATTCGGGACGTCCCGTATACCGGCCAGACCGTTCGTCGGGATCTCAGACGAAATGGCAGACTTGGCGGCCGAGATGGTCGCTGCGGAAATCATCAAAACCTTGCAAGGGATCTGAAACATGGGAACTCCAGCGGTCGGTGTGGCGGCGAAAATGGCATTCGACACGACACTGCCTTTCGATACTTCGTCGATCCCGATGGAGTTCGAGTCGTGTTCGGTAAAAAAGACAGGCCGGATAATCGCTACCGACGGGATGCGAGGGACTCGTCAGCTTATCAAGGAGAGATCCCGCGATGACGGCTACGACGTAGCGGGAACGATTGTCATGGCGGCGACGCCGCTGGCGTTGGACCAGTGGTTGCCTTTGATTCTCGGAGCCGTAGAGGCCAGCGACGTTTTCGATCTGGCGGAAACGCTACAGTCGGGCCTCCTCATGGTGGATTTTGGTTCCAAGGTGTTCACGTGGGCAGGAGTCCATGTCAACAAAGCGACGTTCAAGGCGCAACAGGGGAAGGTGTTGATGATGTCGCTGGACATCGTGGCTAAGACGGAGAGCGTAGGGAATTCCGGAACTTTCCCGGCTCTGACGATGCCAGTGGACTTGCCGTATGTGCTGTCCGACGCGGTGGTGACGGAGGTCGGAACGGCTCGCGAAGTGTCAGAAATCGAGATCGTCATTGACAATCAACTGGACACGGCTCGGGCTCAGAACAGTCTTACTCGGACGTCGTTTCCTTCCGCTGGTGTCATGATTACGCTGAACACGAGTCACCCCTACTCGACGTCGGAGACGGACCTTTACGGGCAGTCGGTGCTGGGTTCGGCCGGGTCGGTCGTGTTCACGAACGCGGCGACGAATACAAAGGTCTTGACGTTCGCGTTCGCGAATCTGCAAGCCCCAGACATCGGGCCGGATCTCGGGTCCAAGGCGGAGATCAGGCTTCCGGTCCAGTACGTGGCGAGACGAACAACGGCGACGTCAGCCCTGATCGTGACGAACGCGAACACTTGATGAAAGCACGCTCCCGCACCGGGCGACGCGCGGCAACGGCCTCGGGACTTGTTCCGGGGCCGTTGTTGTTTCTAGTATGGGTGGCGGGATGGTCACGAAAACTGTTTCGCGACCACGGTGGAAAACACTAGAAAATAGGGGCGGCGGCATGGGTGCTTACATTCCAGATGGCCAAACGGCAAAGGGCTACATTCCAGAAGAACGCAACGGTGCGAGCGTGCTGTGGGAGCCGTGCAGGTTCGCGTATCGTCCGGCGACAGCGGCGGAGGTCGAGGCGTTGGCGTTGTCGGCGTCGGCGGTACAGCTCGAGCAGAGGCGGGTCAAGTTCCTTGCGGATCATCTCGTTTCGTGGGATCTGCGATACAGCGGCGACGTGCTGCCGGTGTCGGCGGACGTGCTGTCCAGACTCCAACACGGATTCCGCCTGACGATGCTGCACGTCATTACGGGGCAATGGCACTCGGACCCGGACCCGTTGGACGTCGCCGCTGTGAAGCCGGTTGATCTGGTGGCGACGGCGGGAAACTGACGAGCGGGGTGATACTGCTGGAGCGGTGGCCGGAGGTCGCGGCCGTCGATTGCCTCGTCTGTCAGAAGATCCAGCATGACGACAACTGGCGTCCGATCATGCAAGCGGGGCAGCCGGTCCCAAGGCCGTCTGGCATAAAACCGCCTTGCGGCTATCCTCACATAGGCTGCCCGAAGGGGACGCCGGAACAATCACGGGCACTGACGACGGAGAACATGCAGGCTTACCGATTTCACAAGGAATGCGAGGCCGTCCAGCAATGGCCGGAGGACGCAGTTGTGAGGCGGAACGCGGCTGTGATTCGGAGTGCGGAGTCCGTCGTGCGGAGGTGGCGAGAGCAGGAAACGGCGGCGTTGTTGAAGGCGTTCTTGGGAGTCACAGCTAATGTCCGCTGACGTCACAAAATCAGTGATTTTGACGCTCAAGGTGGTGGCCGATCCGTCTAACGCTAAGGTCACGGCGGCAGCGACGAAGTCCGTCAAGGACGGCGTCGCGGCGCAGGTGTCGGAGTTGGCCAAGGCGACGGCGGTGGTGGAAAAGGAATCGGCCAAACAGGCGGCGGCGGTGAAACGTGCGGCGGAGCAGAACGCCAAGCAATTCGACATGTTCTCGGAAAAGGCGTCGGCGATGAGCCGGGGGGCGTCCCGGAAGATCATCGAAGTCGGCGGGGCTTTTCTGCAGGTTGCCCAAGGCGTGGCGACGCTCGGCGTGCTGTCGGAGGAGACGACGGAGGGGATGCTTCGTGGGTTGGTCAAAGTCCAAGGCGGGTTCCAGATCATCCAAGGACTAGGGAAGAGTTATCTGGATCTGACGGAGGCGGCTCAAGGGTTTGCGAAGGCGGCGGAGGCGGCCGCATCCGCTCAGAAGTTACTGGCGACCTACTCCGGTGTGCAAACGGCAGCGGCTGGTGTCAGTGCGGCTACGGCGGCCGGTGGAGCAGCGGCAGCGGGCGGTGGGACGGCGGCGGCAGCAGCCAGTGGAACAGCGGTGGCCGCCGGGGCGACGGCGGCGAAGACGGCGATGCTCGGCGTGGTGTCTGCGTTTGGGGCTGTCGTCGCTGTCGGCGGTGCGATTGCGTTGGCTGGCCAAGAAATCGGGGCACAGCTCGGACTGTGGGAGTCATTCACCGGGGCGATAACCAAGTGGCATACGGAGGCCAAGACCGGGGCTCAGGTCGCTCGGGATCTCGCGGCGACAGAGGCGGCGGTGGCGAAATCGAGGACGGAGGCGGACCGGAGGAATCAACGTCAGGGAGCGGAGGCGGATCGCAACGACCGCAACGCGGGGTTCCGTGGGACACTGTCGTCTCTGGCAATCGGCGCGAATGGCGGGACCGACAAACAGAAAGTCGAGGCGGAGAAGGCGAATCTTTTGAAAGAGCAGGCGACGATTCAACGACAACTTGCCGACGCGAAAGGCAAGATGGGGCAAGAGGAGGCGCAGGCGAAGGCTGGCAGCGGGTTCAAACAGAAGGAGGCCCGGACGTGGGGTTCGTACATGATGGGCGGAGCGGCCCAACGTGAGGGCGAGGGCCGGACGTGGGCGGGCTACATGGGCGGACAGAGTGCGGACGGCGAGGTCGCGAAACGCGGACCGAAGGTCACGGTGTCACGGGAGGGTGTGGATCGCGGAAATCAGGCGGCGGCGGCGAATCTCCAGAAGATGGCCGAGACTGATTCCCGGCGGTTGGAGACGGCGAGGGCGTTGCAGAACGCGCAGAAGGAATCCCTGTCAACGGCACGCGGGCAATACGAGACGGCGATTCAGACGCTGGCGGCCGAGAAGTCGCGGCATCAATCGGCACTCGCTCAGGTCGGGGCGATGACTGCCGGAGAACAGGCCCAACTCGCTCGGATACTGGACAAGAACGACAAGCAGGAGAAGTTCTCGAAAGCCGAAATCAAGTTCCTGAAAGATCGGAATCTGCTGAACGACCAAGTCACGGAGCAAGAGGCGGAGAAGGGTGACACGGCGGTAGGGAGACGGCTCGCGGAGGTGCAGGGGACGCAAGGCGGCGGGACCGGGGTCGAAGGGGCACAGACGGCGGCGGACGAGGCCTACGCGGCGATGAACTCGGCCTCAGCGGAAGTCGCGAAAACGACGGCGGAGATCGCGAAGCAGGAGAAGGAGTTCGTAGATACTCTCCAGAGACTCCAAGAGGCGATGCAGACGGTGAGCGACGCGGCGGCCGACAAGGCGGGCGTACAACGACAGGACATCAACGCAGACTCAACAGCGGCCGTTGGGCAGGCTGGGGACGGGGTGGCATCGGCGACGGTGGAGCTGAAGGACGCGATGGTCGCGGCTCTCGACAAGGTCGAGTCGTCAATTCGTGACGCTACGGAGGCGGTGGCGGCGAGAGCAAGTCGCGGCTCGGCAAACAGTGCTGTGAGCTAGAGGAGGAGCGGCGATGCAGTTGGTCAAAGGATCGTATCGACATGCGTTGTACGAGGCGGCGGTGGTGATTACTCGCCAGCCAAGCTATTCGGACACCGGTCTCAAGCTCGGCTATCTCGAAAAGTGGGCAATCTCTGGCATTTTACAGGCGGACACACAGGCGGCGTTGACAACGGCGATGCTCGAGTTGGAGGTGGCTTACAGTAGGGACGGCGAAGATGTGTCGATCAGTACGGCTGCCGGTGGCAGTACGGCTCACTACATTCGGGCGGCGGGTTGCCAATACGTGCGGTCAACGCCGGTGTCGTACCCGATGGGGACCGGGGCGCAGTACACGACCTACCGAAACTACGAGGTCGGGATTGAGGCTTACGTGGCAATCGGGGCGAATGGACTTATCACGGCTCCGGGGTCTCCAATGGATCTGATGGCCTACACGGAGACGATCAGCTACTCGGGCAACGGAGGGCCGATCAAGATGTACGTGCCGGTGATCACGGGGGACTGGCCTGAGCAGCAAATCAACAGCGTGAGTCCGATTGTGATCGTGCAGTCGGGGTCTGCAATCGGTGCGACCGGACGGCCGGTGATCCCGTACCCGCTCTACCCGGACCGGATACAGAATCCGCCAAGCGACTACCGGCTCTCACTGGATTGGCCTCGGTCGTTCTTCCCGGTGAAGGGTCAGTTTCCGATTTCTTGGAGTTACACTTTCACGTTCATGGGTTCCGGCCCGACGGTCTTCCCGACTGGGCCTCTGTAGAAAAGGTGGTGATCTATGACGGTTGTGAGGTGGATTGGAGCGGCTCCTTCGATCAAACAAGTGGACGTCGCGACTGTCGGCGGCACGATAGAGGTGGGGGATCTGTTCTGGTTGAGGATCGGGACGAAGACGATCTACGTTCCGGCGACGACGACGGTGGTGGCGACGACGGCGCAAAACATCGCGGACTACTGGGCGGCTCTCGACCGGGGATCCTACGCAGAGTTCGCGGGGATCACGGCGCAGGCGAACGGCGTCTACGTCACGTTTGAGGCGTCGGAGGCTGGCAAACCATTCACGGTTACGGTCGGCACGACCGAAGCGAACGGCGACGCCTCAGACGGCCAGACGTTCACGATAGCGGCGTCGGTCGTCAGCAGTTCTCCGAACGCCGTGGGGGTGGCCGCAAATTACACTGGAGCGACTCTGCCAGTGAACGGTGACACGTTGGTGGTCGATGTCGATTCCCCGAACATGCTGTGGGATCTGGAGGCGTTGGCGGCAGTGCAATTGGCGAAGCTAGTGTTCACGGCTCCGGCGACGGAGAGCGGGCTTCCGGATCAAGACCGCGACGGATACTCGCAGTACCGGCCACGGTATTTCAAGATTCGGGCGACGGAGGTCACTGTCGCCACGGGGTCGCAGTTGATGCGGTTCGACTTTCAGACGTACGCTACCGCAATAATCGTCAACGCGACTGGGTCGAGTCGTGAGCAGCAGCGGCGGACGCTGTGCATTCAAGGGAGCAACGCGGCCAACGTGCTGCGGGTGAACAAGGGATCCGTCGGCGTGGCGATGATGGCTGACGAGACGGCACGCTTCGACGATCTTCGACTCGGCTACGTGACGAACGTGGCGGGTGACGCGAACGTAGAGTGCGGCCAGTCTTGCACGTTGTCTTCGATCACGAAGAATGGCGGCACGCTGCGGACGCAGTCGGCGGTGGCAAACGCTGTGCATCGTGGCGGGACGTGGACACACGACAAGGGTGAGCTTGTGGTCGTGGCAATCGAAGCGGGGGACGTGATCTACAACTCGGCCGATACACTCGGGACGACGACGCTGTCGGGAACCGGGATTCTGGATTTCTCTCGCGATCCCGGAACGAAGACGGTCACGAATCCGCTGGAGCTGTACGGCACGGCCGTCAAGTTCAAGGATCCGGCGAACACGGGCAACGCGGGCGGGTCGCTGGTGTTCGACTTCAACCAAGGGGCAAGTCTGGCGAATCTGGAGCTGGCTAACAACGTCCGCATCACTCGCTCGACACCAGCGTGAAAGGGTTGACGGATGGCACTGGCAGCACGCTTTGAGTTCCCCGGAATCCCAGCGACGTCGGTGATCGCGGCGAACTACTCGCTCGGTCACGGGATCACTCCGGGGGTGGTGACAGTCGAGGTTCCGGCCGGAATGGCGAAGCCGAGACAAGAGGGGACGTGCGTCTTCAGTTTCGGTTCGACGACGCTGAACATTGAGGGGTGCAAGGTCGATACGGGGCAGAGTCGAATCGGCCAAGGACAAATCTGGACGTACGCGATCTTGGACGGACGCTGGCCGTGGCAGTACGGCTACATAACGGGG